GGCCCTCAATTATCAAGTATTCAAAGAGCTACTGAAAGTCAAAAGGATTTTGTAAAACGTCTTCAAGAATCTGTAAAGACAGGAAAACTTAATATCAATACGCTTAGTCAGCAAAGAGCAAAGCTAGATGAGATTAGAAATGGTCTTGATCCTACAAGTGCTGCTTTTAAACGTGCTACTCAAGCGATTGCAACGACAGATAAAGCATTATCACGCTTAAACAATAATAAATTCAGTGGCAGAAATATTGGTAGAACAGCCCAGTCGATTCTTGGTGCAAGTTTCTTTGGTGGGCCTGCTGGATTCTTAGGTTCGACTTTAGGTGCGGGTGTTGAAGCTTTAAGGCCAGGTGGTGACATGGCTCAAGGAGCTGTGACTGGTGGATTGATTGCTAGTCAAGTCGTTCAACCTGTCGCTGGATTTATTAGTGGTGCTTCTACTTATGCGTCTGATATAGCCAAGTTAGAAATTGCATTAGAAAAAGCAACAGGAAAAGGAGAGAAATTCAAAACTGCATTAGATACTGCTGCCTTAGTAACTAAGAAATTCAATGTTCCTCAAGAGATAGCCACCAGAGGAATGACAAGGTTGGCTGCTGCTGTGACTGGTGCAGGAGGGACTGTTGAACATGCTGCTATTGCTTTCCATAACGTAACTGCTGCAATTAAAGGTACTGCTGGTAGTGGTGAAGATGTTAAGTCTGCGATAACAGCGATGGTTCAAATATTTTCGAAGGGGCGTGTGTCTGCGGAAGAGCTGTCAGGCCAGTTGGGAGAACGGTTCCCAGGTGCGGTGACTAAATTCCAAGAGGCTAACAAGGAGATTTATAAGTCAACTGCGGATTTACAAGATGCGTTGAAGAAAGGAGAAGTTGGATTGAAACAGTTATGGGAATTTGTGATGTTGCTAGGCGATGACTACACCAAGACTGCTGAAAGGATAGGAGAGTCGGATGAAGAAGCTGGAGCAAGAGCAGTTGTTCAAATGAACGCTTTAAGGATTCAGTTAGGTCAATTATTAAAGCCTATTGGCGCACAATTCCAAATCATTCAAGCTCAAATATTAAAAGATATAATTCCTGCGATTGTCAAAATGGGTGAGTGGGCAGTCAAAATAGGTTATTTTGCTGTATCGACAATTAAATTTGTTCAAAAGAATTTCCATAATTTAAGAGATACTATTTTGATATTTGGAGGTGGTCTTGTACTAGGGACGTTGATGAAGTCCATTGCAGGCGTGATAGCAGGTGGAATTACATTGACGAAAGTGATCAACGGAATAAAGGATGCCATGATTGCTTTAAATATTGCTTCTCTTGCAAATGGTTGGGTTGCGTTGGCTGCTGGAATTATTGCAGCAGCAGTGGCAATGGATAGATTTTTAAATGCGAATAAAAAATTAGCAGAAAGGGCAGCTTCTGGAGATCTTAGTGCAATAAACACAGCTCAAAAAATTGTCGATGAAGAACAAGCTAAACTTGATAAAAGGAAGGCAAAATTTAAAGCTTATATAGATGAACATCAATTTAAAGAAGGTGGTATAGCTTATAAGGGTGCATTGGCTAATTTCAAAAGAGAGACTGAAGAGCTAGAAGCAAAAATCAAATTACTGAGTGAAGCTATAGAAAGTGGAAATGCAGCTAATGTTGAAGCTGCAAATGGGTACATGGAAAACTTGAAGAAAGCAATCGAAGGTATTGAATTACCTGGCTTTGGTGGTGGAAAAGGTGGTGATGGTGAGGGTGTATATAAAGGATTCTCAGGTGGTATTAAGAAATTTTCAAATGATGTGAAAAATATGACAGAAGAAGTTGCAAATGTCACAGCGTCATGGTTTGACAGGATGGCTGATTCTTTAGCTAACTTTGTGATGACTGGAAAATTGAAGTTTAAGGAGTTTGCTCGTTCTGTTATTGCTGATATAGCGAAGATGATTGCGAAACAATTGATATTTAATATGATTGCTTCCTTTAGTGGTGGTGGTGGAATCTTGGGTGGTTTGGGTGGTTTGTTTGGTGGTGGTGGTGGAAAAGGTATAGGGGATGTGCAAGGTTCATTTATGAAAAGCCAGCCGCAATTTAGAGGTCATATGGCTAAAGGTGGTGTGTTCGCTCAAAACGGCATCGTCCCTTATGCCAAAGGAGGCATAGTTAATAGTCCTACACTCTTCCCATTTGCCAAGGGAGTTGGCCTGATGGGTGAAGCTGGGCCTGAAGCCATAATTCCCCTCAAGCGTGGTAAAGGAGGAAGACTTGGGGTTGAAGGTGGCGGTGGTACTACTACTGTGAATGTGTCAGTTGATGCGAAAGGTACTAAAGTCGAAGGCGATGGCAAACAAATGGCTCAACTAGGTAAGATGCTTGGCTCTGCTATTGAAGCAGAATTAATTAAACAAAAACGACCAGGAGGACTTTTAGCTTAATTTCTTATGGCTATTTTTGATGACGCTACTGTGAATTGTGTGACGGCTCCTAGTTATGCAGCAAGTGTGAGTGAAACTCCTGATCTTCGTATCACCGAGTTTGGAGATGGTTATCAGCAAAGAAATACGATGGGGATGAACACAAGAAGAAAGCAATGGAGTCTTTCTTTCAATAATCGAACAAATGCAGATCGAGATAAGATTGTTGGTTTTTTACAGGCAAGAAATGGTAAAGAAAGTTTTGATTGGATTGATCCAACAACAACTAATTACAAGAAATATGTTTGTGAAAGTTGGGATGTAGAAATGACTTCTTTTAACAACAACACTATTTCGATGCTATTCAAGCAGGTGTTTGAGTCGAGTTAATGACAGCAATAGCAAAGTGGGCTGCTAATACTGCTTATTCCGTTGGAGATATTCGTGTCTCTGTCGAGCCAGGATCAACTGGTCTTTCTTATAAATGCACAACAGCAGGTACAAGTGCAGCGACAGAACCTGATTGGCCTGAGAAAGTTGATCAAACTGTTCTTGATGGAACTACTTTGATCTGGACTGCTTTTAGTAGTACTTATGACGAACTGATCAGTGTAAATCCAACTGCAATTATTGAATTGTTTGAATTAGAGTTAGATACAACTTTACATGGCAATGCAAGAACGGCTGGGTGGAGTCCTTGGGCTGCTAATCAAGATAAAAGATACGGGAAGGAAGTTAGAAGTACATCAACACATGCAAGTGGTTTGGTGTTTAGGATTATCATTCCTGGGACTACTGGAAGTTCTGAACCTTCATGGCCTGCTTCAGTAGGAGGTACTGTTGTTGATGGCACTGTGACTTGGAAAGCAGTTAAGCCTACCTATTATTTTCATAATGGAGCATCTAGTAACACAATTAATGGCAATTTTGTAGACATTAAATTCGCAGGTCAGGTTTATCAACAAATGCCGATTCAGGCTGAAGGTTTTGAATATAGAGGAGGAGCAAAAGGTTCTTTACCAAGACCTACAATGCGTGTCAGTAATTTATTTAATACAATTACTGCCATTTTGAATGAGGTAAATATAACAACAGCAGGCAATGATTTAGCAGGAGCAAAATTAACAAGAATAAGAACTCTTGAACGATTTATTGATGCTGAAAGTTTCGGTACTGATGCTTTTCTTGAGAATGAAGATGGTGTTGATTCTTTTGCGATGGAGAATGATGATAATTTTCAAAGAGAAGAACTTGGAAACCCTTATGGAGAACCAGATCCAAGTCAAAGATTTCCTGATGAGATCTATTTCGTAGATCGAAAGGTAAATGAAAATAAGGAATTAGTTGAATTTGAATTATGTAGTGCGCTTGATCTTGCTGGTATTCGACTTCCGAAAAGACAATGTTTACCTGTTGATTTCCCAGGTATAGGAGCGTTCCACGCATGACATGGAAAGATGATGCGCTTTTAGCGGCAAAAGAAGCTGATCCTAATGAAGCTTGTGGTTTATTAATTGTACGAAAGGGGAAAGAATGTTATTGGCCTTGTAAAAATATTGCTGAAAGTCGATACGATCAATTCATTCTTGATCCAAAAGATTATGCAGCCGCAGAAGATGTTGGAGAAGTATTAGCGATAGTTCATTCACATCCTCAGACACCACCAACTCCTAGTCAGGCAGATTTAGCTTCTTGTGAAAATAGTGGTTTACCTTGGTACATTGTGAATCCAAGCTTGGAGCAATGGCATTATTTTGAGCCGTCTGGATATAAAGCACCATTGGAAGGGAGAACTTGGGTGTGGGGTGTCGCTGATTGCTGGACGTTAGTAAGAGATTATTATTTAGAGCAAGGTCAAGAGATAAGGGATTGGGATCGACCTGTTAATCCAGAAGATTTTAGGTTGAATCCTATGTTTGATGGTTGTTGGAGGGAAGCAGGATTTAGAGAACTCGCTCCAGATGAAGAGCTGCAAAAAGGAGATGCGTTATTAATGAGTATTCGAGGTCGAGGCTTAAATCATGTTGCTGTTTATCTTGGAGGGAATGATATTTTGCATCATTTACAAGGAAGATTGTCGAGTCGTGACCAATTGGACGAATGGCTATTAAAGTGTATTGGTAGGAGGGTTACTTTGCGTCATGCTTAGGAAGGTCAAATTATATGGAAAACTTGCAAAGTTTGTAGGTCAAAGAGTTTTTGAAGTAGATGTTCATACTGCTGCCGAGGCTGTTCGTTTCTTGGTTGCTAATTGGCCTGCTTTAGAGCAGCATATGGCAAACCAGCATTATAAAATAGAGGTTGGAAGTTCTGCTTTAGCTTTAAATGAGATTGGTTATCCTATTGGTTCGGAAGATATAAGTATTACACCTGTTATTGCTGGAGCTGGAAATGTTGGAAGAATTGTTTTAGGAGCTGCGTTAATTGGTCTTGCTGTTACGACTGGTGGTTTAGGTGCGCCTGGGTTGTCTGGTTTTGTTGCTGAAGCAGGAGTAGCAACATGGGCTGCTGGAGGTGCTGGTTGGGCAATGGCTGGGAATATTGGTCTTCTGTTGGTCTTATCTGGAGTAGCTGGATTATTGACTCCTACTCCTACCACGCCAAAATCAGAAGAAGATCCTCAGAATCAATTTAGCTTCAGTGGAATACAACAAACTGGAAGGGCAGGAACAGCAATTCCTGTTTGCTACGGTGAGGTCTTAACAGGATCTGTTGTTATTTCCGCAGGTATTGACGTAACTCAAAACTAAACATGACACAAATTATTGGTTCTGGTGGTGGTGGCGGAAAAGGCGGTGGTGGTGGTGGTCGCACACCGACTACTGAAGCTGATTCTCTTGATAGTAGAAGTTACGCAAGTGTATTAGACCTGATTTCTGAGGGTGAAATAGAAGGGATAAAAGATGGTTCTTTACAGTCTGTTTTTCTAAATAATACTCCTATTCAAAATAGTGATGGTACTTATAACTTCGAGAATGTACGTTATGGGTTTCGTGAAGGAACGAGTAGTCAAACGGTTATTGGATCAGGGACAGATGAACCTAGTTTTGATAATGCTGAAACGACTATTCAAGGTCAGGAGAGTTTGCCTGCTCAAATAGTTAATAACACTGGTTATTGGATCAAAGAACATAACTTCTCTTTAAATCAATATATTAAAAAAACAATTAGTGATGTCGTTCGTTATTTTCAATGTACGACTGATGGTGGATCTTCAGGAGCATCTGAACCTTCTTGGAATACAACAGTTGGGGGTACAACTTCAGATGGTGATCTTGTTTGGACATGTTTAGCTAGTGATCCTAATACTGTTGGTGTCTCTAGGACTGTTACGACTTCAGATTCTGTTGATGAAATTCGTGTAGTTATTAAGCTTCCTGCTCTTCAACATATTGAAGATGATGGTGACATTGTAGGTACTTCGGTCAAAATTAAAATTCAATTACAAATCACGACTACAGGTGGTACTGGAGCGTGGGTCGATCAAGTTATTAATCCAAGTGGTGACACAGATGCAAAAAAGAAAATAGATACGATTACAGGTAGAACTGGTGATGAATATAAGAAACAATATGCAATTCAATTGCCAACAACTGCTTTCACAGAAGCAAAGATCAAGGTTATTCGTTTAACAGATAATTCTTCAGATGGAACTAGGCTTCAGAATGAAACACACTGGGAGTTCTTTACTAGAGTTACTAAGACAAGTAGAAATTATCCAGATTGTGCTTTAGCAGGTATTCGTATTGATGCTGAACAGTTCTCTTCTATTCCTCAACGAGCTTATTTAGTTAGAGGTACAAAGATCAGAATCCCTTCAATTGTTGTTGGAGGAGTTGAGCAAGTCACAGTTGATCAAACGACTGGTGCAATTATTTATCCTCAGAATGGGATTTGGACTGGTGTTTTTCAGGCGGCTGTCTGGTGTGCCGATCCTGCTTGGTGTTTATGGGATCTTTTGACATCAAAGAGATATGGTTTAGGAGATCATATTCTTACTCCTTCTGAACAATCGAGTTTTAACGGTAATGCAGAACGCTTGAGTAAATTTGATTTTTATGCTGCTTCTAAATATTGCTCTGCGCTCAACACCAGACCTAATGGGACGACTAATGATTACCATAAAACGACTGGTAAACATGGAATAGCTGATGGATTCGGAGGTTTTGAACCACGTTTCTCTTGTAATGTTTATATCCAAGGTCGAGCAGAAGCTTTTGATTTAATTAATTCAATGTCTGCTGTCTTTATGGCAATGCCATATTGGTCAGCAGGTAGTCTTGCAATGTCTCAAGACAAGCCTCAGTCCAGTAGTTACTTATTTACGCTGGCGAATATTACTTCTGAAGGTTTTAATTATTCGGGTAGTAGTCAGAGAACAAGAGCAACAGTAGTAGTAGTTAAATATTTTGATAAAAACCTTAGATCGTTTGCGTATGAAAGAGTTTCAGCAGGTACAGCAATTATTAATAAGTATGGTTCAATCACTAAAAACATAGAAGCTTTTGCTTGTACCAGTAGATCACAGGCGAAAAGAGTTGCAAAGTGGCTCCTTTATACAGAAGAAAACGAAACAGAAGTTGTAACTTTCACTTGTAGCTTGGATGCTGGAATTTTAGTTCGGCCTGGTCAAGTTATTGATATTGCAGATCCTTTAAAAGCTGGTCTTAGGAGGGGTGGTCGCATAGCTTCAGCAACTGCTGGTCAAATTACAGTTGATGGTACTGCTGGTGTTGACACCGATTTACCGCAAGGCTCTTCTGTCGGTTATACAAGAACACTTCATGTTCTTCTTTCTGGAGGAACTGTCGAATCAAGGCCAGTTAGTAATATTTCTGGATCTGTTATTACGGCTGAGACTGATTTTAGTAGTGTTCCTCAAGCTAATAGTGTTTGGGTTTTAGAAACTTCTGGTGGTACTTCTGCTCAGAACTTGCAGACAACTCAGTGGAGAGTTGTTTCGGTTGAGGAAGAAGATGCGCTTGAATATAAGGTTTCAGCACTTTCTTATAATGCTTCTAAGTATGCAAATGTTGAGGCAGGAGAAACTTTAACGGTAAGAGATTTCAGTAATCTTAATGAGATTCCTGCTGCTCCTGCGGGGCCATTAACTATTGTTCAACAGCTTTATAAGCAGGCAGATCAAGTAAAAGCAAAAATAGTATTTTCATGGAAAAGTGTTTTAGGTGTTAGTAAATATGAAGTGAGATGGAGAAAAAATAATGGTACTTGGCATGTTTATACACAGTTGGGAAATAATGATGAGATTCCAGATGTAACTGCTGGTACATTCCAGTTCAAGATTTTTAGCCTTAATGCAACAGGAGTACCTTCAAGTTCTTCTTTAAATGGATCAATTGGAGCAACTGGTAAATCAAATCCTCCAAGTGATATTACTAATTTTGCTTATTCGATAGATCCATCAATAGGAATTGTTTTTACATGGGATAAGTTAGTCGCTGTTTATCCTGACTTCAATGATTTAGATGTTGTTGGATATGAGATTAGATCAACAGATGCAGAGTGGGGTTTAGCGAATAATGCTTATTTTAACGTCGCAAATCCTGTCGCTGAAGAAAATTTAATTGCAAGGCTTACTGCTAATACTTATACCCTTGGATTCATTTCTCCTGGTAATCAGTCATATTGGATCAAAGCCTACGATAGTCAAGAAGTTTATAGCACTACTGGTGTTTCTTTAGCTATTGATATAGGTGCGCCTGTTGCTCCTAGTCCAGTTACAATTGCTTTTGAAGGTAGTAGTGTTGTTATTTCATGGGATCAGGTTTCTACTGCTGATAAATATGCTATTTCTCATTATGAAGTTTCTAAAGATCAGAATTTTACAAATATTTTAGAGCAGTTAAATACGACAGTTTATAAGCGAGAAGTAGATTTTACTGGTGCTCAGAATTTTTATGTTAGGTCTGTAGATATAGCAGGAAATGTCAGCACTGCCACTGTTGCTTCGATTACCAATGTTGGAGCAGATGAGTATGGGTTAACTGCCGTTTATAACAGTGGTACTACTGTCGATTTGTCATGGGCTGCGAAAGATGGAAGCACTCCTACCTTTGCTTATGAATTAGGTCATGGCCCTGCTAATCAAGGTAGTTTTGCTACTGCTACAGGATTACAGCAAGTGAAAGGTACTACCTTGTCTTTCCTTGTTGATTGGAAAACTGATAGAAGGTTCTTTATTCGAGCGATTAATGCTCAAGGTCAATATGGGGATGAAGAATATGTTGACTTGGCTTTTGCGATGCCAGGTACGGTGTCTAATATACAAACCACTTTTAAGTCAGATAGTGATGCTTTATTAAAAAGTGAACTTGAATTGTCATGGACTGCTGCAACGAAAGGTTCGTTAAATATTGAGGATTATGAGATCAGAAGAGGTGCTTCCTTTCAAGTAACGAATGGTGTTGTAGATACTTCTAATACTAATGCTGTTGTTATTGCAACTATTAAAGCGTTATCAATTGCAACTCAAGTTGATTGGAGTGGTGTTCAGACATTTTGGGTTGTAGCAAAAGATATAAATGGTAACTATGGAACTCCGATTTCAACGACTGCGACAGTTACTATCCCTGGTCAAGTTAGTAAATTCACTCAAGAAGTTATAGATAACAATGTTTTACTTAACTGGGGTGATGCTGCTTCTAACCTTCCTATTCTTTATTACAACATTAAGAAGCAAACATCACCAAGTTTGCCTTTAGATACTGTTTCTAATTTTGCCAATCGTGGTGCAGAAATTGGAACTAAGCAGGGATTATTTACGACTGTTTTTGAGACTATTGCTGGAACTTTTACTTACTGGATAGCAGCAGTTGATTCAGCTAATAACACTGGAGAACCTAAAAGTGTTACGGCTACGGTAAATCAGCCACCAGATTATATTCTTCGTACCAATGTCAATAGTACGTTTGTTAGTAATGCTTCTACCAATACAACAGTTACTAAAACGAATGCTTTTGCTGATCAAGGTAATTTATTTGTCAATGTAGATACAGATAGAGAATATCAAGAGCATTTTATTGGTACAGGATCAGTTAGTTCTCCTCAATATCCAAATTGGAACTCTTATGGAGCAGATAAACTTTATGGATTACCTTCTGCTACTTCTGGTTTTTACGAGGAAATATTAGATTATGGAACGGTATTAGCAGGTACGAAAATAGTGGCAACTTTAACTGGAACACATGCGGCAGGTTCAACTTCTATTACACCTAAAATATCTATTAGTGCAGATAATTCGAGTTATACAGATTACCCTGGAACTGCGACGACTGAGGCTAATAGTTCTCATAATACTTTTGGAACAAGTTTTAGATATGTCAAATTCCGTTATGATTTCACGAGTACAGGAAATGATGATTTATTGAAAATTTCTGCATTAAATATGAGATTAGAAACTAAACAAAAAACAGATTCAGGTAATGGAACGGCAAGCGCAAGTGATAGTGGTGGAACAACAGTTAATTTCGCTATAGGTTTTGTGGACGTTGAATCAATTACAGTAACTCCTAAAGGGAGTTCAGCTCCTGTGATTGCAATTTATGATTTCGCTGATACTCCGAACCCAACATCGTTTAAAGTGTTGTTATACAACACTTCTGGCACTAGAGTTAGTGGGGATTTCAG